TGTAATAGTAATAAAGAACAATTTTAACTAAAATTTAATTAATTATGAATAAAAAAGTAGAAGACATAAAAGTCGAAAAAATTACTGACGAGCAATTAAAAGAATTGCAAGGACATGTAAATACGATCAACAATGCACAATTGCAATTAGGTCAACTTGAATCTCAGAAACACGGTGTTGTAAACGCTATACCACAACTTCAAGTAAAATTGAAGGAATTCCAAGAAAAATTGGAAGAAGAATATGGTAAAGTGAGTATTAATATACAAGACGGTACAATACAGGAAATACCTGAAGCTGATGAGCAAGCTAATACGTAAGATAAGTATTGGTAAAGATTATAAAAATGAAGCTATGCACTACGCCGTTGGCCAAGAGGTTTACGGCGGGCATACAATTTGCGATATAATTGAGAAAGATACTAAATACAGCGTTTATATTAAAAAAAATAACGATGTATTACCATGGAAAGATTTTAATAAAAACATGGCAGTATCTGTAGAATATAATCTTGAATATTAATGCATGCATTATATAATTTTATAATTGAACCAACAGGTGAAAGATACAACAATAAAAAACAAATTGGTGATAAAGAATTAATAGTTAATACTGAAATTTTTCATCACCAGTATGTTAATAGAGAAGCTAAAATTTTATCTATACCAAAATTAATTAAAACTGAATTACAACCTGGTGATACTGTAATAGTGCATCATAATGTATTTCGGAGATGGCACAATGTGCATGGTATAGAAAAAAATAGTAAATCATTTATCAATGAAACAACATATTCTGTTCTAAAAGATCAGATATATGCTTATAAAAGAAATGATGAATGGAAAGCTGTCGATGGTTATTGTTTTTTAAAGCCAATTAAATCATATGATAAACTAAGTATAGATAAAGAACAACCTTTAATGGGTGTTATAAAATACAAAGATAATAGTTTAAAAGATATTAATATTAACGATCTAGTTGGATTTACACCATATAGTGAATATGAGTTTGTTATAGATGGGGAAAGATTATACAGGGTTTTTACAAAAGACATTTCAATTAAATATGAATATCAAGGAAAAGAAGAAGAATATAATCCAAGCTGGTTACAAAGCAGTTGAAGAGTTAGTAAAAGTTGCTAAAGAACCAATTGTTGATTCAGATGATGATATATCTGCAGATAGATTAAAGAATGCTGCTGCTACTAAAAAGTTAGCTATATTTGATGCGTTTGAGATACTAACTAGGATACAAGAAGAAGAAGCAATATTAAATGATGAACCGTTGCAGAAAAAAGAAACTTCGTTTCAAGGTTTTGCTGAAAGAAGATCTAAGTAATGGAATTTCTATGCTCTCAATGTGGTGCTTGTTGTAGAAAGGCTGGAGAATGGGGAGGTGCTAAATATGGTTTACCGATAAAAGAAGATGGTTCATGTGAACATTTAAAAAATAATTTATGTTCTATATATGAAGAAAGACCCGATATTTGTAACTCTAATAAATTACCTGGTAAAAAACCATCTCAAAGTAAAAAGGAGTATTTTATTAAAAATACCTTAGGGTGTCACGAATTAATAGATGTTGAAGGTTTAGATTCTAAGTATAAAATAGATATTAAAGAATATAATTAAATGGCTTACGAACAAACTTTATATAAAATAGTTGAACCAATAAGGATTAACACCTTAAAAAGACTTAATAAAAGTAAAAAATGGAAGTATGGTTACAATAAAGAACACGATATTGTAGTTATAAGTAAAACAGGACAAATAGGTGAAATATATGAAATACAAGGATTTCAAATAGCATTACCTCCTTTACCTAAAAATACTTACAGTAGATCAACAAAGAAAAAAGAACAATATTGGGAGCAAATTGAATATCCAAAAGTATTAAAAAACGTAAAAACCATTTTTGACTGGAGAAGTTATCCCAATGAACATAAAGATAAATGGTTTGATTATATTGATGAAGAATTTGATCGTAGAGCGAGTGGTTTTTGGTTTAATAATAATGGTGTGCCTACTTACATTACCGGTACTCACTATATGTATCTTCAGTGGACAAAAATTGATGTGGGTGCTCCTGAATTTAGAGAATCAAATAGATTATTCTATATATTTTGGGAAGCTTGTAAAGCAGACCCAAGGTGTTATGGAATTTGTTATCTCAAGAATAGAAGGTCTGGTTTCTCGTTTATGGCAAGTTCGGAGTCAGTTAACCTTGCTACTATCAAGAGTGATGCAAGATTTGGTATATTATCAAAAACTGGTTGGGACGCTAAAAAGATGTTTACAGATAAGGTTGTACCAATATCTGTTAATTACCCGTTTTTCTTTAAACCGATTCAAGACGGAATGGATAGACCCAAAAGTGAACTTGCATATAGGGTACCAGCTCAAAAGTTTACTAGAAAGAAACTTCAAGCAAATGAACAGGTTGAAGAAATTGTAGGCTTAGATACAACGATTGATTGGAAAAACACCGCTGATAACAGCTACGATGGAGAAAAACTTAACCTGTTAGTACATGATGAAAGTGGTAAATGGGAGAGACCTGAAAATATATTAAACAACTGGAGAGTAACAAAAACATGTTTACGATTGGGTAGTAGGATTATTGGAAAGTGTATGATGGGTAGTACATCGAACGCGTTGGATAAAGGTGGAGATAATTTTAAAAGATTATTTAGAGATTCCGATGTAACAAAAAGAAATAAAAATGGACAAACTAAATCTGGGTTATATAGTTTGTTTATACCGATGGAATGGAACTATGAAGGATTTATGGACAAGCATGGTATGCCAGTATTTAATACACCAAAAAATGAGGTTTATGACCCGCATAACGATTTAATTGATGTTGGCGTTATTGAACATTGGGAAAATGAAGCCGAGGGATTAAAAAGTGATCAAGACGCTTTAAATGAATTTTACAGGCAATTCCCACGGTCTGAAGAACATGCGTTTAGGGATGAGACTAAAAACAGTATATTTAATCTTGTTAAAATTTACGAACAAATAGATTTTAATGAAGAAGCGAGTTTAGGACAAATTTCAATTGGAAATTTCCAATGGGTTAATGGGGCGCGGGATACTAATGTAATATTTTATCCAGACCCTAAAGGAAGATTTAAAATATCATGGACACCTAGTGTTGATTTACAAAATAACATTATAATTAAAAATGGTATTAAGTATCCAGGAAACGAACACATGGGAGCTTTTGGTTGTGATAGTTATGATATTTCTGGAACAGTAGATGGGCAGGGATCGAAAGGTTCTTTACATGGTTTAACGAAATTTAGTATGGAGGATTGCCCTCCAAGTCAAATTTTTTTAGAATATGTAGCTAGACCTCAAACAGCTGAAATATTTTTTGAAGATGTTTTAATGGCTATTGTATTTTACGGAATGCCAATACTCGCTGAAAATAACAAACCTCGATTATTATATTATTTAAGAAGAAGAGGTTATAGAGGGTTTAGTATGAATAGGCCTGATAAAGTTTGGAATAAGTTATCGGTAACAGAAAAAGAAATAGGTGGCATACCAAACTCAAGCGAGGATATAAAACAAGCACACGCGGCTGCGATTGAAATGTATATACAAGATCACGTGGGCGTAAGGTCAGATGGATCATATGGTAATATGTATTTTAACGCAACATTAAATGATTGGTCGAGATTTGATATAAACAAGAGAACAAAATTTGATGCAACAATTAGTAGTGGTTTAGCAATAATGGCATGCAATAAACATTTATATAAACCAAATGCGGATATGAAAAAAGATAAACTGAATTTAACATTCACCAAATATAATAATTATGGTGGAAGATCACGAATAATAAAATAAATATGGCGGAACAAGTATTAAAAGGTAGTTTTCCAAGTCAAGTCGCTAGCGATGTCACAAAAGCTAGTCAAGAATATGGTTTAGAGGTGGCTAAAGCTATTGAATCTGAGTGGTTTGGTAGAGATGGTTCAATGAATAGATTTAATGTAAATCAAGCTGAATTTCATAGATTAAGATTATATGCTAGAGGAGAACAAGGAATACAAAAATATAAAGATGAACTTTCAATTAATGGTGATTTATCATTCCTAAATCTCGATTGGAAACCAGTACCTATTATACCTAAATTTGTAGATATTGTAGTTAATGGAATTGCAGATAGAGCATATGACGTAAAAGCATATTCTCAAGATCCATATGGTGTTAGTAAAAGAACAGAATATATGGAATCCATCATGAGAGACATGTTAACTCAGGATTTAAACACATTTGCAGAACAAACATTTGGTGTTAATTTGTGGGAGAGTGATCCAGAAAAACTACCAGAAGATGAAGATGAGTTAGCAGTTCATATGCAATTAACATATAAACAAGCTATTGAAATAGCAGAAGAACAAGCAATAAGTGTTTTACTTGCTGGGAATAGATATAATGAAATTAAAAAAAGAGTTTATCATGATTTAACCGTTATTGGAATAGGTGCAGTAAAAAATTCATTTTCCAAAGCACAAGGTGTTACAGTTGATTATGTTGATCCAGCAAATAAGGTTTGGTCATTTACTGATTCACCTTATTTTGATGATATTTATTATTGTGGTGAAGTAAAAACCATACCTATTAATGAACTTAAAAAGCAATTTCCTGATTTAATGGAAGAAGATTTAGTTGATATCCAAAAACAAGGAATGCACGAGTCTTACAGACATAGAAGTAATGTTTACGATAAAACATATTTAGATAAAAACTCAGTTCAAGTGCTTTACTTTAATTATAAAACTTACATGAATGAGGTTTATAAAATAAAAGGAACACCAATGGGTGGATCAAAAGTATTAATAAAAGATGATTCATTCGATCCACCGTTAGAAGTGCATGATGAAAGATTTGGAAAACTATCAAGATCTATTGAAGTTTTATATGAAGGTGCTTTAGTTGTCGGAACTAAAAAACTATTAAAGTGGGAAATGGCAAAAAATATGATGCGCTCAAAAAGCGATCACACTAAAGTAAAAATGAACTATGCTATGTGTGCGCCGAGAATGTATAAAGGTAGAATTGAATCTTTGGTTAGTAGAATAACTGGTTTTGCTGATATGATTCAATTAACTCACTTAAAACTACAACAAGTACTATCAAGAGTTGTTCCTGATGGTGTTTATTTAGATGCTGATGGTCTAGCAGAGGTTGATCTTGGCAACGGAACAAACTATAATCCTCAAGAAGCACTAAATATGTTCTTCCAAACAGGTAGTGTTATTGGTAGATCATTCACTGGTGACGGGGAAGGTAATCCAGGTAAAATACCTATACAAGAAATACAAAGCGGAGCTGGTGGACAAAAAATACAATCTTTAATACAAGCTTACAATTATTATTTACAGATGATAAGAGACGTGACTGGATTAAACGAAGCAAGAGACGCTAGTACACCTAGTGAATATTCATTAGTTGGTGTTCAAAAATTAGCTGCTGCAAATTCTAACGTTGCTACAAGACACATATTAAATGGTGGTTTATTAATTACATCAGAATTATGTGAGTGTTTATCATTAAGAATAGCAGATATATTAGAATATTCACCAACAAAAGATGCTTTTATTCAACAAGTTGGTGCACATAATGTTGCTACATTAGATGATATATCAAACTTACACCTTCATGATTTTGGAATATTTATTGATTTAGAGCCAGATGAAGAAGAAAAACAAATGCTTGAACAGAATATTCAAATGGCAATACAGAAAAATAGTATTGATTTAGAAGATGCTATTGATATTAGACAAATTAAAAATGTTAAATTAGCTAATCAACTAATAAAAATTAGAAGAAAAACAAAAGTTAATAGAGAACAAGAAATGAACCAACAGAATATTCAATCTCAAGCTGATGCTAATACACAAACACAGCAGGCCGCGGCTCAGACTGAAATACAAAAACAACAGCAAATCAATGAAAGTAAAATTGCATTAGAAGAAGCTAAATCACAATTTGAGCAGACGGAAATGCAAAAAGAAGCAATGCTTAAAAAAGAACTAATGAACCATGAGTTTAAACTCAATATGCAATTAAAAGAAAAAGAGCTTGAATCAATTAGAGCTCAAGATCAATATAGAGAGAACCGTAAAGATGATAGAACTAAAATTCAAGCGTCTCAACAATCTGAATTGATAGAACAAAGAAAGACAGGTGGATCACCTAAAAAGTTTGAATCATCTGGTAATGATACAATGGGACAAGGTATAGATATATCAGGTTTCTAACATGTTTAACAAATAAATAATAGTAAAATGGCAATAGTAACAAACGATTGGACTGCTAAAATAATGGGATCAGTATGTACAGATGGTGGAGATGCTATCAAACCCCCTACAGGTCACGTATTTATTGGATTTACTGTGTTAGCCGCAGCAACATTTGATGCTAGTGGTGGTTTAGTTGCAGAATCAGCAACAACCTACGCTAATACAGAAGATGCTGCTGGTGATCTAGCTGATGGTTCAGAATCATCAGTAGAAGGATCTGGTGGTGTTGAAATAGATGCTAGTAATAGTTTTCCTGCTGGTGTAACTATTTATGGTAGATATACCGAAATAGATGTAGCTGGTGGAACAATTATAGCATACTGGGGAAAATAA